GCACTCGGAGAAAGAGGCACAAGCAGACGTTACCTTGGATACGACATCGGCATTGATATGACGAATTATACGTCAAGTCCTTGGCTGAAAGATGCTGCGAAAGAGTACATCAAGACCGGCAAAACACCGGAATTTGTTATCACAGGTATCAGAGACGATAAAAATGCTGACTGCTATGATGAATTCGGCTCTGAAACCGTAACCTGTAACGGATGCGTTCTTACCGGTGATATCAGCATTTTGGAACTCGACACAGGCGGCGAATACGCTACCGACACAGTTTCATTCGGTGCGACAGAAATGGTGTAATATTTATAATCTGCCTTGCCTTGATGGTAGGGCAGATTTTATTTTAATTTATTAAACGGAGGTAATACAAAATGTCAGCAAAATCACTTAAATATTTTATGAGAGACAATACCGAGGAGGTCGTAACTGTTCCCGGACTTCCAAGTTTTAAGGATGAAAACGGAAAGGTTATCGACTTTGAAATCAAAGTCCTCACAAACGAACATATTCGTAAAATCCAAAACAACTATCGCAAAAGGTCTGTTGCGACAGACGGCAAGGGTAATCCCTATATTATCAACGGCGAAGTTGCTTGGAAAACAGAAAAAGACAACGACCGTTCTCTCCGTCACATTATGGTTGAGGCGTTTGTATATCCTGACCTTAAAGATAAAGAGCTTATGGCTCATTATAAGTGTCAGGATGTTACAGATATGCCTATGCACGTATTTTCAAACACAAAGGATTTCAACGATGCCGCACAGCTCGTTATGAAGACTTTGGGAATGATTGACAATCCTTCTGCTGATGGGGAGATTGAAGACGCAAAAAACTCATAAGGCAGATAGGCTCTGAGGCTTACTGGGCTCACGTTCTATGGCAACGTAAAGGCTTGCGTATGGAGGAATTTGAAGCGTTCCCTTCACAACGCAAGCATTTTTATATTGCCTCTGAATTGATAGAACTGGGCGACGAGCCTATATGCCGAGTAGACGGAGGTGGTGAATAATGGCTATTTTATCGGCAACATTTGAAGCGATAGATAAAATGAGCGACAAATTCGACAAAATGGCTAATAGCGGACAACGCGCCATCGATCAATGGGAACGAGCCGGTGAGATTGGCGACAACGCTTTTGAAGATACCGCAAGGGCGGCAACTCAAACTGCTCAAGCGATGGATACTGCCTCTCAATCAACAGACCATTGGACCGACAAAATCGGCAATTACGATAAAAGTGCTATGGAGGCGATATACTCCACAGAAGAGCTTGTCGAAATGGGATATAAGACCGCTGATGCATTAGACCAAGAAGCTGATGCGGCAGAAGAAGCGGCTCGTGCATCTGAAGAATACGGTGAAGGTGCCGGCGAGGCTGCGAATTCTACTGAAATGCTTGCTGATGCGATAACTGCGGCGGGCGTTGTTCAATTGTTAAGGGGCGTTGCCGATGCAACTGCTGAATGTGTAGAAAACTTCCAAGAATACCAAACATCTGTTGCGAAGGTTAATACCCTTGCGGACACATCGGTTAAATCCATTGACGACATTTCTTCGGAGATAATGGCATTGTCTGATGATGTCGGGCAGGCATCAAGTGATATAGCGGAAGCTACCTATCAGGCAATATCTGCCGGTGTTGATACTGCAAATTCTGTTGAGTTTGTTCGACAAGCTAACGAATTGGCCGTTGGTGGTTTTACATCTGCGACTACGGCGGTTGACGTTTTAACAACGGCATTAAACGCTTACGGATTAGAGGCAACAAATGTCTCACAGATAGCCGATTACCTCATTACAACGCAAAATCTCGGTAAAACAACGGTTGATGAACTTGCAAACTCTGTTGGTAAGGTTATTCCTATTGCGGCAGCTTATGGCGTAGAAATGGATAACCTTTCAACGGCATATGCGGTATTAACTGCTAATGGTATCGCTACTGCTGAAGCAGGAACATACCTTAAAGCTATGCTGAATGAGCTTGGCGATAGCGGAAGTGCCGTAACTGCAGTTTTGCTAAACGAAACCGGAATGAGTTTTGCACAATTGACCGAGCAGGGATACTCTCTCGGTGATGTAATGGCGATACTCGGCGATTCTGTTAATAACAATGCTGGTGCCTTTAATGAGCTTTGGAGCAGTTCGGAGGCTGGCGTAGGCGCTCTTTCTATTATGAATAGCGGTGCAGAAAGATATAACGATGTGCTTAACTCTATGGAATCAAGCACAGGTGCGGCATCAGAAGCGTTCAATAAAATGGCTGACACATCTGCTTTCGCAGAGCAGAAAATGGTAAATTCTGCAAAGAATTTGAAAATTGCAATAGGCGAAGATTTGTCAGGTGTTTTAGATGGGGTTTACTCTATCGGAGCAAAGATAATGGGCGGCATTACAAAAGTGGTGCAAAAATGTCCTGCGGTTACAGCTGTTGTTGTTGGTCTTGTTGGTGCTCTTGCTACGCTTGTTGTAGGCGTTACTGCATATACGTTATATACAAAGTATGCTACAATTGCAACAAAGGCATTTACCGCAGCAATGAACTCTAATCCGTACATTCTTGCGGCGACGGCTATTATCGGTGTAGTTTCTGCCGTAGCTGTTCTTGCTACAAATATGGGCGAAGCAGAAGAAGAAGTTGTAAAGCTGACTGCTTCTGCCGAGAAACAAGAGAAAGAAATCAAGGATCTCGAAAAGGAATATCGAAAGCTTTGTGATGCAGGGCAAGAAAATTCTGAAGAGGCACTTTACTTGGAATATAGAATCGAGAGTTTGAGCGAAGCCTTCGAAGGTCAAAAACAAACGCTTGAGGATTATATCACAGAATGCGAAAACTTAAATGATTCTTGGAATAATACTCTTGATACGAACAGAAATGCTATTGACGAAATCGATACAAATGAGGGTAGAACGCTCGCCCTTATAGACAGATTGTCAGAGTTAGCAAGTCAAACAGACAAAACGGCGGCTGCTCAAGAAGAAATGAAAGCCATTATGGCTGAACTCAACGAACTTCTACCTGATGTAACATTCAATTACGAAGATGTAAAAGACGGTTTGGGAGAAATTGAGGAGCTTTTGAAAAATCAAGCTACTGCCGAGGCTAATCTTCAAAAGGCTACGCAAGCACGTACCGGAATGATGGACGCCTACGAAGTGCAATATGCAGCTGAACAGAAACTTTTAGACCTTCAAGAACAAAGAGCAGCGGAAGCAGAAAAGAACGCCGATCTTGCTAAAACATACTCTGCTTATGAAAGTTGGTCGTTTTGGATAGCTTCTGGTGGTAGGGGTACAAACCCACACGAAGAGACTTACAAAAAGGTTAAGAAAGAACTTGAAGATGCTGGAAGCTCGTTTGAAGCTGTTCACAAGCAGTTGGAAGCATCCGATGCGGCACTCGCAGAATATGATAAGCAAATCCAAACTACGACAGATACAATTAACACTGCGAAATCCGATTATGACGGATACCTTGAAACTCTTATGAAGACGAGTGGTGTTTCGTTTGAATCTGTCGAAGCGTTGAATGAACTGGATAGCGTGATAGCAACAACGTCTCTTGAAATGCAGAGCTTGGCAGCTACGTATGACATTGCTTACGCTGCTGCTAAAACGAGTTTCGAGGGGCAGTTTAGTTTATTCGATACGGCGACAGCTGATGCGTCAGCAACTGTTACAAATATGCAAAATGCCCTCAATTCGCAGCTTAATTTCTGGCAAACCTACGCAGATAATGTTAATATTCTACGTGGCGTGTCAGCAGAGGATTTAGGTGTTACACAGGAAAACTACAATGAGATTATGGCTTACGCACAAAGCGGCACTGAAGAAGCTGCCGGATTTGCGGCAAGCTTGGCTCAGGCGGTAAATAGTGGAAATACCGAAGCGATTGCTACTCTTGCGAATACAGTCGGAGAAGTGAAAGCGGCCAGAGAACAGGCGGCGGGAGAAGTTGCGGCTTGGCAAGTTGATTTCGATGGACAAATGCAAAAAATCATTTCTACAATGGAAACATCCCTACAAGAAATGGATATGAGCGAGGAAGCGATAGCGGCGGCGAAATCAACAATGTCGTCATACGCTGACACTATATCCACGCAAGGAGCTTTTGCAGTTGCAAACGCAGTTTCCATTGCAAATCAAGTAAGAGAGGCTTTGCAAAGTGCCAGCACCACAATCAATATCGGCGTTAGCGGTGGAGGAACGACTGGCACAGGCTACGCAAGTGGTACAGACTTCGCTACTCCTGGATGGCATTTAGTCGGTGAAAACGGTCCTGAAATCGTTGAGTTTGGCGGAGGGGAAACTGTATATCCGGCAGATGAAACAGCGCGCATGCTCGCAAATTACAGACCTACACCGCTTAATACAAATGTCCCGGAGAGCTTAACCGGTCAGAAAACTCAAGACGTTTCGACAAGGGATAAGCGCATTGTGGTTGCTATCGAGGGCGGCGGCGAAATTACAGTAAACGGCAATGTTGATAAAGACGCTGTCGTTGAATTGCTTATAGCGAACTTAAAGCCTGCATTACTTTCTGTATTGCAGGAGGAAGTTTTTGAGGAAGGAGATGGAAGCTACGAGTACTAGAAATGAAATATGGCTCACGTTCAACAACGAAACGGAAAAGATACATTTTCCTGTGAATCCCGAAAAAATCACAGTCGTTTGTGATGGTAAAGTGGATAAAGTCGACATTGTCGGCTTGGGCGAAATTCTCATTAAACAGGACCGGCCGGCTATGGAAATAAGTTGGCAATGCTTTCTCCCTTCCACGTACTTCCCGGGAATGAATTTTGAAGTAGTCTATGATCCGTATTGGGTAGCAAACAGGATTAACGGGTGGAAAGAAAAAGACGGTCCTTGCCACCTTATAATCACAAACACTCCTGTAAACCTTTATGTGCTTGTCGAAAAATACAAGCTGTGGGAGGTCGGCGGCGATGTTGGAACTGTGTATTACGACATAAAACTCAAAGAGTTTCGCAATACTGCTCCAAGACAAATCGAAGTCGTCAACACTACGGCGGTTATCGAAGAAGCAGAAACGAGAGTTGATAACAGGAGCACCCCGACAACCTATACTGTCGTTTCGGGCGATAGCCTCTGGGCGATTGCACGAAAGGTATGGGGGGACGGCAAGCGTTGGAGAGAAATCTACAATGCGAATACCGATAAAATTAAAAACCCTGACCTTATCTACACAGGTCAAGTTTTTGTGATACCGGGGTGATGCTATGATTAAATTACTTCACGTTAAGCGAGACGGCTCTACATTCGATATATCGGGGTTGGTTGAGCAGGTAAAATGGAGCGGCAGAAAAGGCTCTGCCGCCCGAACTATTGAAGTCTCTTTGCTTGATAGCAACAGAGCAGGCTTAAAGCGTTCGGATATTGACGTTGAAGACGGTCAAAGCTGCATATTTTATTGGAATGATAAAGAACTCTTCAGAGGTCTTATTATGAATCAGCAACAGAGCAACAAAATGAAAATGCCGATAAAGGCTTACGATTTGGGAGTGCATTTTGCAAATAGTAAGGACACGTTCACTTACAAAAACAAGACTGCAGACCAAATGTTTGTTGACTGTTGTAACAGATTGCAGATTCCATACAATGTAGTTGCGGGAACGGGATATGTAATAAGAGAACTCCCGAAACCGAAAACAACCTATTTTGACGTTATTCAAGACGCTCTTAGTCAAACTTACAAAGCTACCGGAGCAAGATTTTTCCCTATTTCTCTTGAGGGGAAAATGAACTTACTCCACCGCAAAGATACCATTTTGCAGTGGGTAATCGAGGATGGTGTAAACCTTTCCTCATACACGTACAAAAAATCCATTGAAAAGGTGAAAACAAGGGTTAAGCTGATATCAAACAAAGACAAGGTATTGGCGCAGCGTACAAACGATGCTCTGGAGGCAAAATTCGGGGTATTTCAAGAGATTAACACTCCGAGTGATGATTTAAACCAAGCACAATTAACGGAGCTTGTGGACAGTATGATAAGCGAAAAAGGACAAACGGAAAAATCCCTTACTATTTCGGGACTTGGAATACCGGAGATTTTCTCCGGCATAGGTGTCTATGTTATTATAAAGGATTTGGGGATTGAGCAGACCTTTTACGTTGACCAAGATACACACACGTTCAAGGGCAGAAAGCATACTATGTCGCTTACTCTTAATTGGGCGAATGATATTTAAGGAGGGATATAATGGGACCAACAAGTCTTAAAGAGGCGTTTCAAGGAATGGTGCCGACATCGGCCGAGTTGTTCAGAGGTGAGGTAATATCGGTTTCACCTATTACGATAAAATCCGAAACTGATGATAAGCTCGTTCTTTCTGATACGCTTCGCATCCCGAAACATTTAACAGTGCAGCAGTTTCCTTGTAGCATCACCAGCGGAGCTGTGTCGGTTTCAATGACCGGTGCGCATTCACACGGCATTTCAAGCCTTACGATAGAGGGGACAATTACGATTGACAACTCCCTCAAAGTCGGAGATAAGGTTTATATGCTTGCGGTGAGCGAAAGCAAACTGTATTACGTACTGGATAAGGCGGTGTAATTTGTGAATAATACTTACATTTCAATCCCGATTACAGGGATTACAAAGAAAGAAACTCCGCCTACACGTACCTACGCCCTTGATTTGGATAAAGGAAGAATTGAGGGATTTGTAGATGGTTTAGAAGCTTGTCAGCAGTTTATACGCAAAGCGTTGATTACGCCTCGGTTTAGGTGCTTGATTTATAACAACCAATACGGCTCTGAAATAAAGCAGGCAATCACAACAGAGGATGCGTCTCCTGCGTACGTTGCGGCAGAACTGCCGAGAATCGTCAAGGATGCCATTATAAATGACGATAGAATAATTGACGTGGATACTTCGGCATTCACGTTTGAATTTGTCGAGGATGGCGTCTATGTAGATTTTGACGTGCAGACCATCTACGGAAATTTGAAAGTGCAGGAGGTGTTAAGCGGTGTTGTTTGAGGATAAAACCTACGAAAAACTCTTACAAAAATGCTTGGATAAAGCTCCAAAAGGTATTGATACAAAACAAGGCAGTATTTTCTATGATGCCTGTGCGGCAAAATGTTTGTTATTGGCAGAGATTTATGCTGACCTTGATATTGTAATCGAAGGTTGCCATATAAACAGTGCAGTCGGCAGAGACCTTGACGATTGCGCGGCGGACCATAGCGTTTATCGTAATGCTCCCATCAGTTTGAAATGCAGAGCCGTTTTTGTTGGAACAACCCCTGCTCCCGGAAGTAGATTTTTCTGCAATGATGTTTTCTTCACGCTGAAGGATAATCTTGCAGAGCTATATCCGAACGATGAAGAACTCCTTGCCGGAGGACCTTTGTATATAGAGGCAGAAATAACCGGCACAGCGGGAAATGTCGTAAGAACAGGAGATACGCTTGTTCCATATACAGATGTTGACGGCTTAATATCTGCGACAGTTGGAGAAATTATCGTTTTAGGAGCTGATGAAGAGGACGACGAGAGCCTTCGTGAAAGACTACAAAACAAAATTGGAGGACCTTCCGAAAACGGAAACAAGCACCATTATAAAACGTGGTGCGAGGACTGTGAGGGTGTTGGCTTTGCAAAGATATTCCCCCTTGTAAGAATTGCAGATGGTGCAATTCAGACAGGCATACCGAATTGGGTAACCGGTGTATTGCTTACTGACGAAGGTCGTGCAGTCGGCGACGCCACAGTTGAGCTTGTGCAGGAGTACATAGACCCCGACCAATTAGGATTGGGTGAAGGCGAAGCGAATTTAGGTGCTCATTTTGCCGCAGAAAAAGCCACAGAATTAGATTTTGATATCTCGGTTAGTGTAGAGTTGGCAAGCTCCGCATATACGCTTGAAGACGTTAAAACCGACCTTTCTGAAAGGCTGACCGATTATCTGAAGTCTGTTGCTTTGGAGGAAGTTGTTTTCGTTAATGGAATTCCAAGCAATACGACAATCAGAGTAAAACAAATCGGATCTCTTTTTTCACAGTCAGAAAAGATTATCGATTACGACAATCTTTTAATACGCATTGGCGATGAAGAATTTGCTAATGCAAACATTGACATTTCTCCGCATTGTATCGCTGTCCTCAACGATATAAACGTAACAGAAATGAGTACGTAACGGAGGGATGTGAATGAATTTAAGTAGTTATGAAAGAATACTGAGATTTGTTCCTGTTTTTTTCCGTGACATCTTTGAAATGGATTCAATATACCGGGTTGACGGTGAAATGGTTGACGAGTTAATCTTGAAAATCAACATAGTGAAAGCGAATCGTTATATATTATCAGCTGACGAAGAAACAATTTCGGAGTTAGAGGCTTTTCTGGGATTGGAAAGCGATAGTGATTCCACACTTGATGATAGGCGAAATCTGCTCGTTTCATATTTTACCGGCTTCGGAAAACTGTCTGCAACTACCATAAAAAGCATAATCAAGTCGCTGTCCGATGCAGATAGTGAGGTTACATTCCTTCCGGCCGATAACGCTGGGAACAATTGTCTGAATATCAATATTTTTAACCCGTCTTTCAGTTACCGATTAGATAATATCGTCAAGGTATTGTCTAAAAGAATACCGGGACATATATGGTATAAAATCAGAATTCAGCACGAAAAGAAAGCAACCTCATATATCGGTTTTGCTTTGCAGGGTGGCTCGACAGTAAGAATGACCGTTGCTGGCATAGACCCCAACGATTACAATTGGCTTATTGATGAAATTGGAAACCTCTTACTGGATGAAAACGGACTAATTCTCTTGGATTAAGGAGGTAAGAAATGATATCAGTAGCTCCTACCATAACAGAAGCAGGAAGAAACCTACAGATTAGAGCGATTGCAGGCGAAACAATAACCTTTACTCGCTTTAAGATAGGAAATGGTGAATTAGCGGACATCGATATTTCTGCTTTGGTAGATTTAATTAACCCCCTTGTTGAGTTTTCTATCAACGAAATAGACACGTCTTCATCGGGATACGTAAAACTGACGGGCAAATTCGACAGTACGTATATAACAAGTGATTTCCGTTGGAGAGAGCTTGGCATCTTCTGTAAAGGTGAGGATGATATAGAAGTGCTTTATGCGTATTCCAATGACGGAGAAAACGCCGGTATGTTAAAGGCTAACTCTACGGAGGTAGTCGCAGAACAGACCGTCGCTCTTGTTATTGCTGTCGGGGATGCTACAAGTGTTACCGCTATTTTGTCAGAATCGGTTTTGTATGCTGCTAAAACAGATTTTGACGCACACGTTGCAGACGGAGAAAACCCTCACAATGTAACCAAAGAACAGGTTGGATTAGGGAATGTTCCGAATGTAACAACAAACAACCAGACGCCAACATACACTCTGCCGCAGGTGGATGAAGAACTTGTAAGCGGTGAAAGACTTGGAACGGCTTTCGGTAAAATCGCAAAAATCGTTAAGAGCTTTATTTCACATATCGGAAACAGAGCAAACCCACACGGATGCACACCTGACAATGTCGGAGCGGCAAGCAAGGAACATACTCACTCGGCGGCAGATATCAACACAGGCACTTTAAGCCCTCAACGTGGTGGCACAGGTCTTTCTTCTCCAACGACAGGAGGCTTGTTAAAGTCGAATGGCTCAAATCCCTGTTCTTCTCTTCGTGGTACCGGTGCATTATATTCCGCTTCTGCCGGCAATCCTGTTTTTGGAACATTACCTGCATCAATGGGCGGCACAGGTGTCACAAGTATGGCTTCGCTCCGAAACAATCTCGGAATAATTTCCGTAGGAGAGTACACGGGTAACGGCTCATCGTACCAATTTATCAATCTTGGTTATAGACCTAAGTTTGTTAAGGTAATCTGCGACAACGCACAAACGAGTACAGTTTACAACGGATTTGCGGTTGATGGAATGAATGATGTTGTTAGCACATCGTATCTTTACACAGATGTAAGCTCAAGTCCATCGAGTTATTATCACTACATCAAAGTTGCTATAGTAAGCAACGGCTTCTATGTGTGGTATTGCTCGTCAAGCTCGCATCCACACACAAACGTAAATGGTTATAAATACCACTATGTTGTAGGTAGATAGGAGGTGATACTGTGGCAACAACAAAATTAGCTGAAAAGCCTGTCGTTACCAATCTTGATGATGATGTGAGAATTTTTATCACAACAAAGGAAGATGTCGAAGGTGCAGAAGTCGATTCTATCCGTAGAACTACGTTTGAAGCATTTATCGGAATGCTTCGTCAGCATGGGATTGACGAAAGCCATTTTGACGAGCTGCGTTTCAATGCAGATACAGGAAAATTACACGTGCTCTGCGACGGCGAGGATGTTATTCCTCCCTGTTATATCGGGAGGTTTGCAGAGGTTGACGAAAACGGAGTTATCCCGGAAGAGAATTTGCCTTGCTTTAACAAAAGCAGCACGTTATTTGCAAACGGCGCACCTCTTTATGGTACCCGATTTGTTGATGTATCCGAAAACGGAGAAATCATTATCCGTGAAGACGGCAGCGGTGATTATTTGCTCACTGTCTTGGAAGACGGAACGGCTATGGCGATCAAAGTAAAAACTCACGTTTTAGACACTCTTGAAAGTGATAGTGAAGATGATGCTCTATCGGCAAAACAGGGAAAAACGCTCGGCGGGTGGATAGGAAAAGTAGCAGAACTGCTTACAACGGTAAAAACAAACGTTGTAGGAGCAATCAATGAATTGTTCGAAAGCATAAATGCTCATAAAAACGCCACAAACAACCCTCACGCAGTTTCAAAATCACAGATAGGGTTAAGTAATGTCGATAACGTGAAACAAGCCGCAAAAAGCGATTTCGAGGCACACACAGGCAACAAGAATAATCCTCATAGTGTTACAAAGTCGCAAATCGGACTTGGTAATGTCGATAATACCTCCGATGAAGAAAAAGAGGTGTTGTCTGCAACAAAATTGAAGAACGCCAGAACTATCAACGGAGTATCCTTTGACGGAACTGACAATATCACAATTGAGGATCCGACAAAAATCCCGCTTTCGCAAAAAGGAGCAGCTGACGGAGTGGCTGAGCTTGATACAAAAGGAATTGTCCCGGATGAACAATTGCCGAATTACAACAAAACACCGAATGTTTATGTTGATGGCAAACTTATTTATCCTGTGGCTCTTTTCGATGTTGACGGCGAAGGCTCTTTTTATTTGCGTGAGGATGGCAGTGGCGACTATCTTCTTTACATTCCTCTTGATGGTATTCCGAGGCTTAAATACATCGGAAATGTCGTCACAGATGATGTAACCGGTGTAAGCTACAGTTTCGCTATCTCAAATGGTGAGGCTGTCTTAAAACAAATAATATAAAAATTGGAGGTAATTTTTATGAACAAGAAAAAGTATGCACAGTTAGACGAAACCGGCAGAGTGAAATTTGCTATGTTTGCGTCTGACGAAGAAGCAGCAAACGCAGGCTTTTTGCCGTATGAGGAAACCGAAAAGCCTGAAACTCCCGAAAACGTAATTCCTCACAACTATACACGTTCCTATGAGGAACAGGAAGGCAAAATCGTACTTGTTTGGAAAGCATATCCCAATTACGAGGCGATTAAGCAGCTCAAAGAAAAACTTGCAAGCACAGATTACAAAGTAATCAAGTGCAACGAGGCTTCTCTGCTTGGCTCTCCTTTGCCGTATGATATGGCAGAAGTGCACAGGGAAAGACAGGAAATCAGAGACGAAATCAACAGATTGGAGGCGTGTGAATAATGGATATCAAGTTAATGACACAGGCGGATGGTAACAGTTTGAGCAATCTTGTGTTACCTCCAAACAATGAGCTTATCGTGGATGACCTCGGTAAGCCTTCCGTAATGGTTAAAATCCCGAAATTTACCTATGCAGATTTAGGACTTTCAGGAAGTGGCACACATCCCGCTTTTATCGTCAACGGAAAAGAAGTGCCGTATATCTACATTTCAAAATATCAGAATATTGTAGAAAACGGCAGAGCATATTCGCTCCCGTACCAGAGACCACATCACACAGTGAATTTCGATGAGGCAAAAGCATTCTGTGAAGCGAAGGGTAAAGGATGGCACCTTATGTCAAATGCTGAATGGGCGGCAATTGCTCTTTGGTGTAAAAAGCACGATTGTATGCCTTATGGAAACAACAACTACGATTACGGTGATTATTACAACACCACAGACAAAGGTGCTCCTATGCCTGAAAAAGTATATTGGGATCCTTCAAATCCGAACGAAGACGAGTGCGATTTGATTCCTTACACCGCAACAGGATCCGGTCCGAAGAATTGGTTTCATAACAACGATTTTTCGGGCATTGCAGATCTTAACGGCAATGTGTACGAATGGGTGTCGGGTGTAAGAGTAAATGCCGGAGAACTCCAGGTAATTCCGAACAACGATTCTGCTATGGGTGTTGACGAAAGTGCGACAAGCGAACTTTGGAAAGCAATATCCCAGGCAGGCGCTTATGTTGCACCTGGAACAAGTGGAGCGATTAAATTCGGCTCTGGCGGAATCACAACAGACGGACAATTCAAATCCGCTACTGCCGCAAGCGGTGTAACAATTCCTACTCTTGTAAAGGCTCTTGCATTATTCCCGAACGATGCAGCTGATACATACAGGGATGATTACTACTATGTAAGCACATCTGGAGAGCGCCTGTTCTATCGCGGTGGCATCTTCAACGACCTCGGCGGCGCGGGCGTGTTCTACTGCCTCGGCGGCGGTCGCTCGTCGGCGTACGACTATCTCGGTTTCCGCTCCGCTTTTGTAGAACTGTAATCTGGTTACTGTGTTCTGTTATCCCCGCCGATAGGCGGGGATTAGATTTTTAAAATTAAAATAACGTATTCCGTTATTTTATAACAAAAAGCAGATTACAGAACAAAATAGTGTTATAATATAACAAGTCATATTGAAAGAGGTGGTTAAGATTGAGGAATTAAAAATCCTACAAAAAATCTACGATATGACAAAATATGGTTATCAAGCATTGGCTCAATATCCGAAATCCGAGAAATTTGCTCTTGTGGTCGATATAAAACGGTGTTTGCATTTAATTCTTGAACGTACAATCGAAGCACAGAAGAAATATTATAAAAAAACTACTTTGCAGGAATTGGATGTCGAGATAGCAAAACTCCGGGCATTATTGAGGCTATCGCAGGAGCTCGGTTTTCTGCCATTCCGTAAATATGAAATATGGTCTAAAATGGTAGTGGAGATTGGGAAAATGGTTGGTGGATGGATAAAATCCGTCCAAAAATAACACACTTGGGGATAAGCCGTTAACGCCTGTTCTATCGCGGTGGCAACTACAACGACAACGACAACGCGGGCGTGTTCTACTACAACGGCAACAACGGTCGCTCGACGGCGAACGACTATCTCGGTTTCCGCTCCGCTCTACTCTCGTTAGTCAGATATTATATACTCACGGGTATATTTTCAGTACAGAGAGGTAAAGGGGTTTATCCCCGTTCCTTGTCATTTCGGCGGGAAAAAGATTGAATTTCCGAGAAGGTATTTAGTAGGCTTCGGCTCGAACACATACCACGTTCGGACGTGTTGCAAGGAGGCACTATCAGAATGAAAAGAGAAAAGAATATATATCCTAAAATATACGATTTCGACAATTTGTATAGTGCCTACCTTAATGCTCGAAAAGGTAAGCGTTTTCGGGATGATGTCTTGAAATTCACCAACAATCTGGAGGAAAATCTTATAGACATACAAAACGAATTGATATGGAAAACGTATCAGGTAGGCGAATATCACAGATTTGTCATTACTGACCCGAAAAAAAGGCTGATTATGGCATTGCGTTTTCGGGATAGAGTTGTGCAATGGGCCATATATTCGCAGTTATACCCGATATTTGACAAGCGATTTATTTATGATAGCTACGGATGCAGAAACGGAAAGGGAACGCTCCCTGCAGTCAGAAGACTTCAATATTGGCTGCGGCAGGTTGACCGAAAGGAAGATAATTATTATTATCTGAAAGTTGACGTTTCTAAATTCTTTTATAGCGTAAATCATAAAATACTGATAGATGTTTTAGGAAGAACTATTGCAGATAAGGACACAATGGAACTGCTGAAAACAATCATTTCATCAGAAAATTCAGATGTGGGACTTCCGCAAGGGTTTATAGCTGACACTTATCCCGTTGAGGGTGCCGGTGATGTAACCGGTTTACCAATCGGGAATTTAACAAGTCAGATGTTCGCAAATATCTATCTGAACGAGCTGGATCAATATTGCAAGCACAGGCTCAAAACTCACTATTACATAAGGTATATGGATGATATAATAATTTTGGATAAGGACAAAAAGCACCTCCATAGAATCAAGGAGAAAATAGAACGTTTTCTCAATACAAAATTGGGGTTATGTCTGAATGAAAAGACTGCCATCAGACCTGTTGGAATGGGTATAGAGTTTGTGGGATATAGAGTATGGTCCACACACATTAAAATCCGAAAAAAGTCTGTTATCAAGATGAAACAACGGCTTAAAGAAATCAAATATCTTTATGGCGAGGGGTTAATTGATTATGACGAAGTTAAATCTACATTGGCAAGCTATTTCGGATTGATGAAAAACTGTAATAGTTTTTATCTGCGGAAAAAACTTTCCGACACGCTTGTTTTCAAGCGAAAAGAAAAAAGCAATGAAGATAATTGATTCTGGCGGCAACGTGAAACTGCGTTGCTGCTTTTTATTTTATGGAGGTGT